TGTAATAGATCCAGAGTCAAGAGCACCTGTAGTTACAAGGTTTGGCATTGCTGTAATTTCATCATCAAAGTATGCAGCAAGATCTGTAACAGCAACTTGTACCATTGTACCATTATCATTTAGTACAACACGATCTGCATCTGCTACAGATGTTGATGTGGCTGAAGTATCTCCATCTAAAATATTTATTTCTGCTGCTGTAGAAGTAACAGCAGTTCCATTTATTGCTAGTTTATCTGTGACAACGTTAAATGTACCATTGTCTTCTATCCTAGCTACCTCTGTACCATCTCTTTGTTGAAAGATAATATCTTTAGCATCTTCAACAGGTCTAATAACTACATCACTAGATGAGTTAGTAATCCTAAGTATCTCAGTTCCATCGTCTTGAAACTTAAAGTCACCGCCATTTGCGTCAAGGATTATATCACCATCAACATCAATCGTCAAGTCTCCAGATGATAAATCTATCTCTGTTCCGTCAATGGTAATATTATCAATTACCACACCTGCATTAGCTGTAACCGCCCCAGTAACCCCTAGTGTGCCTCCTATAGAGGTATTACCAGTTGTATTTGCAACAGTAAATTTATCGGTGTCCATAGTAAGACCACCATTAATAACTACCGCACCTGAAGCTGTAACTGTTGTAAATGTACCTGCACCTGCACTGTTAGCACCTATGGTTACACCGTCAATATCTCCACCATCAATATCAACAGTGTTTATAGTCATTGTGCCAGTAGAGGTAAGATCAGTAAAAGTACCTGCAACAGCGGTGTTACCACCAATAATAGCATTGTCAATTGTACCACCATTTATATCAGCAGTGTCAGCTACAAGATCATCTATTAAAGCTTGCCCATCAACATATAAGTTACGCCACTCAGAACCTACAGCACCAAGATCATGTGTATCATCAGCAGAAGGAGTTATAGCAGAAGCAACATCAGCAGTAAGAGTAACTGTATCTGTAGCTGCATTACCAAGAGTAGTGTTTCCGTTTACTGTTAGGTTTGCGGTAATAGTAGCACTTTCATCTACAGTAAGAGTGTCTATTGTAGCTGTGCCATCAATAAATAAATCTTTAAATTCTGTGCCAGATGCACCAAGGTCAATATCATTATCAGTTACAGGAAGTATTGCACCGTCTTGTATTCTTATTTGTTCTACTGCAGAAGAAGATACCTCACTAAAAAATCCTATACGATTATTAGATGTGTCTATTACAATTTTGTTTAATGCGTCACTATCTCCTAAAGTAGATATGTATGCACCCTCACCTGTTGAGCCATCATGTTTATGACCACCAGATAAAGCAAATGCATCTCGTATTGCATTAAATTCATTATTTACTGGACCAGACTTTACAATCTCACCTGGTTGTATATTACTGCTTGATTGTCTTACATAACCTGCCATTTTATAACCTATCTCCTACGCCATAAGTAACTACTAAACCTTGAATACTGTGGGAAGGGTTAGTGTCGTTTGTAACATATTTAAATGATACAGATTTACCAGAACCAGATATATTTGTTCTACGTACTGGTGATGGATTACCATCGAATACTGCTCCACTTGTTGCATCATCTGCTGCAAATACAGCCTCATTATAAAAAGCTGCCGCATTAGCATTTGTTACTACAAAGTCTGTTGGGTTTAATACATTTTCATCTTCATAGTCATATACAGCAGACATAAATAATTCGTTTGTTCCTTCGGAACGCATATACGTTGCTACAGAGTAAAATATTTTTCTTTGTTCAGGGTCTTGCATGTAAAAATAAGGAGTTTGATAAGAACTAAAAATGTTAGACCCATCAAAACTTGTGCCTGTTTCTTGTTTATGTACTTTACCTGTACTGTCACCATGCAATACTATTTCATTTTGTCCTATATAACCACTATCTGCACATGTAGCAGTTATACCTAATAGCTGAGTAAATTCTATATTAATTCCATTAGGAGTTTGTCTGTATCCACCTACAATTCCTAAAGTATCTGCAGCAGCAAAGAAATATCTAAATTGTGTTTTTTGTCTAATTAAAACTGAGTTGAGTCCTTCTAGATCAATATCAAAAACAACGTCAGCAAAAATAGACTGTATGTTTTTAGATAATGTTTCTAGATTAACATCTCCAATTTTTGCTGTACCTGAAATTGGGCGTATACCGTCTTGTGATAAAAATAATAAATCTCCACCTATTTCTACAACACTATCTGTAGCTAAACATCCTAAATCATCTGTAACAGTTTCTAATACAAAGTTTGAAATATTATTACCAACTAATTTACGTATATTATTTGTACCAAAAATAAAAAGTGAATCACGAAAAGCTTTAATAGCTACTATGGGAAATCCTACATTTATTACACCCGACCCATTTGCTACACTAAAATCTGTTTCTGCTAAAGGTGCGCTAAAATATAAATTAGTATCTTCATTAGGATCACCTGCTAAAAACATATGATTTTGAAATACAGCAGAAAATTTAGGATCATCAGGCGCACTACTATCAAGAATTTGTTTATAGGTAGTGCCATCATAAGTTGCTGCGGGATTTATACCATCTGTAAGAATTACTTTTGGCGTACCATCAAAATTATATTTTGTAAATCTTACCTTAGTTACACCTGACATAGTAGGATTACTAGTTCTAAATAAACCTGTTCCTGATCCCACCTCAATAGCTGCTGCTGTCCCTGCACTTACAGCTATTTGTGTAATTGTATTAAAGTACTTTGTGCTGCTTACTGTAGTATTATTTGGACCTGTTACCTCTTCTGTTTGTGCCGTACCTAAAAAGTCTGTACCTGTAATTGTAAAAGTTTTACCTGACTCATCGCCTGTTCCAAAAAATGTAACTTGTCTAGGTTGTTCAGATGCAGCAGTTGTAAAGTTTACAGAGCCACCAGAAGCTAGTGCTCCATTTATTGTTAAGTTACCTGAACCGCTTGGGGTTTGAGATGCACATACACCATCTCTATCATTTGCAATAACATCACAGGTTATTTCTCCCCATGATGTAGAACTATTAATATATTTATGTAAATAGTTACTACCACTAGAAGGTGTACGACAAGCTAATATACCATCGTTAATACCATTAACTACACAGACACCTAATACACTTCCTGTACCTGTAACTGTTCCATAAGTATTGGTGTATCCACTAATTTTTCTATAACCTCCTGTAATAGCAGGTTCATAGTTAGTTAATTTAGTTGCTGATCCTGGACTTCTTTCACCTTGAGATAGCACATCTCTATTTGTATTTAGTCCACCTTCACAGGTAACTTTAAATGATCCTAAATTATCTGGCATTAAATCACACTATTAAATGTACTAGAATAAGGTCGATTAATTACAGTTGATCTTACATATAAATTATCATCTAATAATATACGCCTCATGGCTTTTATACCCTCTTCAAAATTTCTTTGGTGTGTAGCTGCGCTTTGTTCGTTACTACGAAATCTCATTATAAACATAATTGCACCGTCTACTATAACATGTTTAAATCTATCAGGTATAACTGTTGTATCTGTATGAGCAGATAAATCAGAAGGAAAACTAAAATATACATACTCTACTTCATACGCTGCATCTGTAAGAGGAGTAACACCAAATTTTTCTTCTAATGTTTGATAAACAAATCTAGGTTTTCCTATACCATTTGTTTGATCACCTTCATCATCTTGTGTTCTATAATTTGTTAAATAGTCACTATATGTTATTGTTTTAAGAGGTCTTGGTGTATTGTCTAACCCACTAGTCTTTTTTAAAAAGAATGAATCCCAATCGACTGTACCCATATCTGTAGGAAAATCGTATGTTCTTTGAGCTTGTGTTAATGTTTGAGTATTAGTTGTTTTTAAAAAAGGATATTCTTGACCATCTTGTATTATTAATCTAATACTATTATTTACGGCATCTTTAGCTAAAGCTTGTACATTTCGCACAGTATCAAAGCCATCACCTGCAGTATCTAGTGTGACTTCATTTAAACGTTTTAACGTATCATTTACAAGTGTGATATATGTAGTTGCCATTTATTAAACCTCTAGATAAGCCTAGAGGGGCAAGTTTCCCTGCCCCCCAGTTTAGTTTATTTACGCAAGCGTGTCACGATCTACTTCATCAGCAGTCATTTCACCTAAAGCACTAACGTCCATTAGTACTGCGTAAACACGTAGTTCACCTGCAGTAAATGATGCGCCAGAACCTGCGAGAGTTACATCAAGTGTATCTGCAGAAGTGATGACTATTTCACCAGAAGTAGTAACTAGTGGTGCGTATGCCCCATCAGAAGCACCGTCAATGTCAAATACATTAACATACTCATTTGGGTCTACAGCAGTTCCTAAACTTGCAGTAGCATCAGTACCAGAGTTCTGAGTAGCAGAAGATGTTACTTGAATACCTGCAGTAACAATATGTGTATTTGCAGGAACAGTAAGAGCTTGTACTACATCACCTGGGGCAATGCTGTTTGCTGTTAGGTCAATAGTTTGCTCAACCATGTAAGGCTGACGCCCACGTGAAGAACTCCCATGTGCAGGAGCTAGAGTTGCGGTAATAGTTGCCATTGTCTAATCCTCCCTTACGCTAAGTTATATGCAGCAGTTACGATTGCTTCAGGGCGAAGAATCTTTCTGCCGTATAAATGCATACCACGAACAATATCAGCAAAGCTGTCAGGGTCACGATATGTTTCTGTCTTGTTAATCTGCTCTGCAGTAGCAATAGCAGAAGAATGACCTGCCACGATAATACCCATATTTGAAGTATTTGGACCACCTGTTGTTCCTGGGCCAGTACCCAAGGACGGTAGGTTGTTTGAACTATAAATTTGGAAACCGTGTAGGTTATTTAATACAAGACCGTTCTGTAGTCCAGAACCACCAAAGTCAGAATTTAGAAGACGTGAATCTTCATCTTTTAAGACTTCAATAAATACTGGGTCTAGAACAAGCCATCGACCTTGTGTGTCAACATTTTGTTGATCCATTAGTCGTGACATACGTGCAATAATTTGCAATGGAAATGCATTACCTGCAGTTCCAGATTTTGCAGCGGTTGCCCCACCTGCACGTGGCTCAATACCAATTGAATTGTTTGCTGAACCTGCTGATCCAGATGTGTTTGTAAAGTCAGATGCGTCTAATGACATTGAAGCCAATAGTTCCGCACCAACTAAGTTAGAACCATCTGATGCAGTAGAAACAGCTTTATCACCGTTCACTGTGGTATTTACTGCGCTTGCATTTGCATGAAGCGAAGCTTGTTTAAAACCAGACAGATACCCAAGAACTTCTTGGTCCATTTGGTCAGCTAGTCTATATGCAGCACGATCAGATGCAAGACTTTGGAAATTGACGTGGCTGTGAGCCTCTTCAATATCATCGACTTTAAAAGCAAAATAGTTAGCTTTGTCAATAGTCAATGAAAAATCTTCATCATCTAAATCTTGTGGTGTAATAGTTGTACCACGTGCATATGATTTAACGGTG